CAACGCGGCCAATGAACAAGCCAAACGACAGATTGACGGATTCAAGGCCGAGACTGACAGAATGGGAACCCTGGTTGATGCAGAACAGGCTGGGGCCAATATCAACAAAACGGAAATAGAGTCATTCGGCAGTCAACTGGACAACCTTGGAAAGGTCAGCCAAATGAGCATGCAGAGGCAGTTAAGCGCAAGAGGCATGGTATCGTCGGCATAATCTTGGAAAGGTCAGCATATGCAAACAACAACGTATATTCCATAAACATAAGTCCTGGTTTATACTAAAGATTACTGATAGCGACAGGTAAAACGCTAACCGTACATGTGCGTATCACATGGCTACTCGCAATCGGAGAACTGATTGGATGAAAACCCTGGAAGCATTGAAGGCAGAAAACGCGGCAGCAGAGGAAGAATTAGCAAAGGCAAACCTAGCTCTTGTTAAGGAAACCGAAGACGAAGCGGCAGAAGACGAAACCGAAGAACTTGAAGACGCTGAGGAGCAGAATCAAGAGTCCGAAGACTCAGAAGATGAGGAATCGGCAGAATCGGGAGAGTCAGAAGCAGAACCTTGGATGCAGGCTGATGACCAGGAATCAGAAGGTGAAGAGACGGTGCCCCTCGGGTCGCATATTAGTATGCGGTCAAAGCTCAAAGGCAAGATAGGAGAGAGAGACGAGGAGCTAGCTAAGCTCAGGGCTGAGATTGACGCATTGAAGGCAGGCAAGCCAGCCGAGCCAGCTCAATCTAAACCAATGCCTACCATGGACTCTGTAGACCATGATGAGGCGAGGTATCAGCAGGAGGTGACTCAATGGATACGTGAGCAGGTGCAAGGGCAGGTAGCGATTGCTACTCAGTCGGCATCACAAACCCAGGGCCAAGCCAGAGAGCAAGAGCAAGTCGAGGAGGCTGTCAATTCACATTATGAGAGAGCGGCAAAACTGACAAAGGAATCAGGGATAGCGCCTGAAGTGTATCAGGCATCGGATTTAAAGGTGCGCCAGTTGATTGACGGCGCATACCCAAAAATGGGCGATGCGATCACAGACAGGTTGATTGGGCGGCTTGGTGAAGGATCCGAAAAGGTGATGTATTACCTTGGAAGAAACCAGGCCGCACAAGAAAAGCTAAGGCTGAAACTGATGGAAGACCCAACCGGCGTAAGCGCGGCTATTTATTTGGGCGAGCTTAAGTCAGGTATTGCCAAACCTCATAAACAAACAAGTCGGGCCAGACCCCCGGCGAAGCGGCCAAAAGGTGACGAAGGCGGAAAAGCTGGAGAATCGGCCATGCTCAAAAAGTACAGAGCGGCCCACAAGTCCGGTGACATTCAGTCAGCGTTTAACCTTAAGCAGCAAGCCAAAAAGTCAGGTGCCGACACATCCAAATGGTAATTTTATGGAGTAGTCAATAATGGCACTTACAACGGGTAAAACAGTAGAGGTACTGTTCGAAAAAACCAAAGAGACGTATGAGCATCAAATGCAATTGCTCAATCTCACGATGTTTGAGGAACCAGAAGGAGGTATGTTGCAGAATGCCGGCAACGTTATCTGGAGACCTGCACAGCAGCACCGGCCTATTCTTTCAGGCTGGGATCTAACCGGCCAAGAGCAGGATATCATCGAAGAGACTTACCCGGCGATCCTGGGTGAGCCCAAGAATGATTTCATCAAGCAACGCGCCGACAACATGCGTGATCAGCGGTTCTGGGAACGTGCTGGCGAGCAGTCAGGACGGCAACAGGCCACAGAGCTAAACAAATCTATTGCCAGTGTGGTCGCTATTCAGGGCTCTCTGTTCTATACGTCTGCAGCCACTTCAGGCTATGACTTCATCGCTCAAGCACAGGCCGTGATGAATGAGCGCCAATCAGTAAACGAAGGGCGCAATTTTGTTCTGAATGATCGGGCTAACCTGAAGTTTGCGACGGATCTTGCAGGGCGTCAGACATTGCAGGGCAGGCCGGAAACCACGTGGGCAACTGGGCAAGTAGGACAGAACGTTGCAGAGTTTGACGTTTATACCGGTTCGTACCTGCCTAACCTGGCTGGCGGCGCAGATCCTGGGGCAACCGTTACGGGAGACCAGTCGTTTGCACCTGAGGGTGGGTCTGTGGATACCGCAACCGGTATTGTGACCAATGTAGATATGCGCATCGCCACTATCCCGGTATCGGCATCAGCTGGCTATAATGTTGGAGACAAGGTGAATATCGGGGCAGTCGAGGCTGTTGGTTTGGCCGATAAGAACTCAACAGGCCAGTTGATGACCTTTACCATTGTGGCAAAACCGACAGCGACCAGTATCAGCGTTTATCCGAAGCCGATAGCCGCAGACGACGCGGCTCTTTCTAGTTTGGAAAAAGCGTATGCAAATGTTGATACCACCATTTCAAATCTCGATGTTGTGACCAGGCTAAATACTGCTAGCGCGAAGGTTAATCTCTTCTGGGATAAAGGCGCTGTTGAAGTCTTGGGCGGCACAATTCCGGCTGATTTGTTCAGTCAGTACGATGGTATGAAGACGATTCAAACCACCATGGAGAACGGCCAGACGTTGTATATGGTCTATGACGGTGCAATCGAAGATCTTTCCTTCCGGTATCGCTTGTTTACCTGGTACGGGATTACGATGTGTAATCCGCAGAACGCAGGCGTAGCTCTTTCAACCTAAGGCAAAGCAGTCCTCCCCTTAATTGGGGAGGGCGTTTCAAGAGGAAATAATATGTCTACATGGGTACACAAAGGTAGTGAGTCTAAGCTTGTCGAACCTATCTATCTTCAGGAAGAGCTGAGAAACGGCTGGTCTGTGGAGAAGAAGAAGCGCAGAACACGAAAGAAACCGGATATTGCTAATCCTTTGGCCGATGTGAGCGAAGAAGATGCCGCAGAACCAACCGAGTAACAATCCCACTGGTGGTGCATACGATAAAATCAATGTGATTCGTGATGCATACAGTCAACTAAGAATCTCTGGACTGACTGTAAACCCAACACCTGAGGATCTTGAAGTGGCGCTTGATCGGCTTGAGTGTTTTGCCGCTGAGATATTCGAGCGGAATATTTGTGTCGGGTGGAACTTCGAAGATACGCCAGATCCAAATAGCCCGGCAGGGATTAAGCGGGCATTCAAACAGATGTTTGCCACGAATCTAGCTGTCAGGTTGATACCGGATTTCAATAAGACCGTTCCTGATCAGCTCATGAGACAGGCAAGCCAATCGCTTTCAAACGCGTCAGCAGTTAGCGCAAGGAACACGATCAACCAGGTCCCTTACCCTACCAGACAACCCAGGGGATCAGGCAGTACACTCCGTTACAATCGGTGGCAGCGGTTCTATCGTGGTCAAGGCTATGCTCCAAACGACTGTAAGACCATCCGCATGTATATCGGTGACATTAACGATTATACCGAGCATTTCGACGCATACCTGAATGACGGTGAGACGATCAGTAATCTTGATTATCAGGCCGATACACCGATAAACGTGATATCTGCTGTTATTGCCGGGCCTGACATAAACTACCAGGTCGAGGCTAACTATACGTCAAGCGATACAGTTACGCAGAACGCACAATTAACCCTTGTCATCACGACAAGTGCCGGAAGGAAAACAACTCGGATTATCTATTTTGAGATGAGCCCAAGACCAAAAGGATTTCAGAGCCCATAATGCCAACTAGCCCCATCAACCTTATCAAGGGAGACAAGATCGGCAATGAGACTGACTACCGGGATAATCTTCCGGTAAACATGACGGCCGTACTCAGGCCGGTATTAGGCGCAAAAGGCTATATGATCATGTCGCCAGGGTTGACTAAACTTGGTGATGGTTCAGGGGTTGACCGTGGCGGACTGTGGAATGAGAGGCAGTTAAACCATTATCGGGTGTCAGGGCAAGAGCTCATCTCGGTCGACGAGACTGGCGTTAAAACAGTATTAGGGAATATGCCAGGAGGGGATACCGTTTCCCTTCCTTATTCATTCAATACCCAGGGTATAGTCGCGAACGGTCGATTCTGGCTGTATGACCGGGGCAATGGG